TACCCATCACTCAAGGCATCGGTGATGCGGGACTTCTTCACCATTTTAGAGAGTCAAGGGTGGTACGATCCGTCCAAACACAACAAGGTAGAGAGTACATACAAGCTCTTCGGCAACCTGGTCGAGTTTATCTCGGTAGACCAACCGACCAAGGTGCGTGGTAGGAAGAGAGATATTCTCTTCATCAACGAGGCTAATGAGCTGAACCTTGAAGATTGGAGGCAGCTAGTATTGAGGACAAAGGAGCGCATCATAATTGACTACAACCCCTCGGACGAGTTTAGCTGGATTTATGACCACGTTCTCACACGACCCGACCACCAATTCTTCAAGACCACCTACAAGGACAACCCCTACTTGAGTGAGGAGACCGTCAAGGAGATTGAGAGGCTCAAGGAGGCAGATGAGAACTATTGGAAGGTGTTTGGTCTTGGAGAGCGTGGAGTGAGTAGAAGCACCGTCTTTAGTCATTGGAAGGAGGTAGACCAAATCCCTGACGGCTTTGAGCTGATGAATGTGGGGCTTGACTTTGGGTACACGAATGACCCAACTGCGATAGTCAAGGTGTACACCGATGGTCATGGCTTTTGCCTTGATGAGGTGTGCTACTCTACGGGGCTTCTCAACACCGATATATGCCAAGTCTTGAGGGGTGCAGACATCTCACGAACGACAAACATCATCGCTGACTCAGCCGAGCCAAAGAGCATAGATGTCATCCACGGGCAGGGCTTCAACGTCTACCCATGTCGCAAGGGTCGTGACTCGGTGAGGAGTGGCATTGACTTTATGAGGTCAAAGCCGCTGATGATTACGTCTAGGAGCGTCAACGGTATCAAAGAGCTGAGAAACTACAAGTACAAGGAAGACAAGAACCAAAGGCAACTCAACGAGCCAGTAGACGCATTCAATCACTTCATTGATGCGAGCCGTTATGCCATTACCTTTAACGCTACCAACCCCAACTACGGAAGCTACCAACTAGGCTAGTGTAAGAGATACAAGCCTTCATAGTTATACACACGAAAACCAATAGACATGGCAAAGAAGAAAGCAAAGCCACAAGCCCACCTCGATCCATACGCCATAGGATTAGGCTTGATACAAGAAGCCAAAGAGGACAACAAGAAGACATCTAAGGCAGGCAAGCACTTAGCATCAATGATGCTCACGGCAACGCCCGAGGTGCGGAAGGTGCTCCACGAGTCTTGCTCGGCTCTCCTTGCTGGCGAGTACGCGAAGGCAGAGTTTCACTTGACTCACCTGATGAGAGGCAAATGAGCTTCACAAAGAGTCAAGACGTTACGGATATAACTGCCCTAAAGAGCGTGGTGGATAGCGTGGCCGCAAATCGTGGGACACGCAATGAGGCTCGTGCGCTCCATACTTACAATTTTCGAAAGTCTACAATTCAGGGTAGGAGTAGCAAGAATGACAAGCGATTAGGCTTAGACTACATTGACCGAATGATAAGTGAGGGACGCGATGCCAACGCACAACGTCACGCACAAGCTATCTTGGACACTCTTGCCCTCTTGCCATGAAGATAGAACTACCCAACTCATTTGAAGACCTCACCATCAAAGACCTGGTGACACTTCACACCAGCACAAGTGATGAGGTGTGCCTCATAAATCTTTGCGGGATCAATCGCGAGGACTTGCTCACGTTACCTAAGAGGTTGCTTGACGAAGCCTACGAACACCTCAAAGACCTACGCTCTCAAGAGTCAGGCCAACACCTTACACGCTTGACTTTAGACGGGAAGCCGTATGGCTTCATCAATGATTGGGACTCGTTCTCCTTTGGTGAATACATCGACATGACAACCTACGCCGAGGACGTATATGCCAACGCTACGAAGATGATGGCTCTCTTGTATCGACCCATTGTAATTGACCGAGGTGATACCTACACCATCGAACCTTACACGACCAAGGAGAATCACCTCATCTTTGAGGCTGCACCTGCCACACTCTTTGGGGGTGCGATGCTTTTTTTTTGCAATTCCAAAAGGAGACTTCTGAGCAGTTTGCGAGTCTCTTTACAACAGACAATAACTCAAGTGAGTTTGGCGAAAAGTGGGGATGGTATCCAGCTATCTACTCCCTTGCAAATGAAAACTTCTTGAAGATGAATGAGGTGACTGAAAAACCCCTAGGGACGGTCTTGACTCACCTAGCTTACCTCCACGACCTAGCACACAAAAACCGCAATGATAACCTTCGCCAACATAGTAGATAGGTTTGAGACCTTTGTTGAGAGTCACTTCTTTTTGAAGTCCTTTTCATTCGGCTCACCTGAAGACCTAGACCTCGACAAGTTCGAGAACTTCCCACTTTGTCACCTCGTGTACACGTCAGGCTCTTACGCTGATAAGGTCAAGTCGTACACCCTTGAAGTGTACATCTTGGATTGCCCTAGAGGTGAGGACTCCCGTAAGGAGTTTGAGAAGGATGCTATCACTCAGAGCGAGCTGGCAGCCGAGGACATCCTTGCAGACCTAGAGAACGGGGGTAATATCTTTGACTTTGACTTCGCATACAACCTAGAGAGTGCCTCGGTGACACCTCTCGAAGAGATGGAGACCAACGTACTAAGTGGCACACTCCTTCAAATCTCTATCGGTGTCCCCTACCTCTACGACACTTGCAACGCTCCCTTGAGTGGGGTAAGCCCGCAGGGTACAAATACCACCTTCTCAGCGCGTGGACTCTTGAGGGTCAAAGAGGTTGACGGATCACCCGACGTCACCACCGTCAAGACCATCAACGTAAGCAACGGCACACTAACCGACAACGGGAGTGGAGTGGTGACGATTGACACGGGAGGGGGTGGAGCATCGAGCCTGAACGAGTTGACCGATGTAGACCTCACAAGTACGGCTAACAATCAAAGCCTTGTCTTCAACTCGACCTCAAGCAAGTTCGAGAATGGCAACCCCATCTCTACGGGTCAAGAAACAATCTTCAAAAGAATCTCACCAAGTGGGAGTGGATCAACACTTGCCTTGTCAAGTGGTTCAGTTGGCTCTTTGCAATTTGGCGTTTTCAATGCGGGAGGTGTTACTTTCGAGAATAATATTAGGGCGGGTGCGGCTTTTGGTATGAATTTCACGGGGACGGTTTTGCAAATGCTTCCAGTCTCAGGGGGTAGCAAAATCTCATTAGAAGTAAAGTACGAAGTCACATTAAGTACGCCTGGACTAGTCAGCATTCAGGTAGCAAACCCAACCGGACAGTTTCAAACAGGACTACCGATTTTCCAGCTTGAGACTCAAGTGGGAACGTTTACAAGAACTGCCACAGGCCCGCTTGAAGACATTACCCTTTTTGCTCTTTCGAATACTGTTTCCTTTCAAGTAATCTCTACCGCGACAGGCTCTATCACAACAAAACACATTAAAGTGACCGTCCAACATGGCTGATAAATTCAAACTCACCGACCAAGAGAAGGCATCTTCTACCTGTCAAGCGCAACTTGATATGTTTGAGAGGTTAGCTCAATTCGTCAACGATAGGCTTCTAGAAATCGAATCTCTTGAGACCAAAGTTGAAAATTTAGAAAACACCAACCCCAATACAAATGATTGATTTTGTAACAACCAACTGGGCAGAATTGCTCATCGGATTCATGGCCTTTGCTAAGGTCGTCGTCAACCTCATCCCTAGTGAAAAGCCTATCCAAGTTTGGACGTGGGTAGATACCCTCATTAATGCCATAGTAGCTGACAAGAGAAGCAATGGGCAAAAGGACTGACAAGGTCTTCGATGAGTTTGCTGAAGAGTGGAGGCTTGCCGCGATGCGTAACCTCGGCTCTCGAAGGATAGGCAAGAACAACTCTTACGGTGCAACACGCTCTCGGAAACTAGCCAAGAGCCTCTTCGTCAAAAGAGTAGGGGGAGAGATAGTAGCAGGGTCACCGCTGCCGTATGCCAAGTTCATTCACTATGGAGTGAGTGGTACAAAGAAGAAGCGCAATACACCCTACGCATTCACTACCAAAGCACCCCCAACCAAACCTATTGAGAAGTGGCTAAGAGCAAAACCTGTTCGATTACGCGATCCCAAGACGGGAGAGTTTATCAAGAAGACGAAGGCACGTCTCAAGAGCGCGGCTTTTGTCATAGCTCAAAGCATCAAGAAGAGAGGTGTGCCAGGTCTAGCCTATTTCTCTGAAGCCTTCGACACCATGTACCCACGCTTCCAAAGTAAGATAGCCGAGGCCATCGCGTTAGATGCATTGGACGACCTCACCGATTTAGACACCCCCAACTTCAAGTAATGGCAGCACAATTCGACTCAGCCCCCTCAGAGACATACATGCCCGCGAATCAATACCTGATGTACACTATCAGCGATACTGGCGGGGCAGTCAGCGCATCTCATAGGTTTATAGTGAGGGTGGTGCGTGGGGCATCGACTGAGATAGCCAAGCTCTACTTGACGGCCAACACCAACAACAAGGCACACTTCGACTTGTCTAGCATCGTCAAAGACCTCTTGACTACTGACCACTTGCAAAGTGATGGGACGGGGACACTATGGGAGATGTCTACTGTCGTTGACCATAGCCTCTTAGGTACTGACAAGTTCAGCGTCAAGATAGGTACGTTCGATGGGTCGAGTGAGACCCTCGACGAAGCAACCAAGGTGATATACTTGACCAACGGCTCTCATCAGATTAGAGAGGGTCTACACCCTGACTTCTCGGCTTACTACGCCACGGCTGACACCAAGAAGACTTGGCTCACCGAAAGAACAAAAGATGCGAAAGCGTTTGCCATTGCAAGCCTGTCAGTTGATGGAGCTATCCGATATAGATTCGCTGACGAAGATGAGGCAGTAGTAGCGTGGATTCATGATAGCACTATCATAAGCGGAACGGACACGAGATTAAGCTACTTTCTATATGACTCGTCTGACTCACTTTTGCAGGGCGAATCTGCAACTATTTCTTCAAGTGGAGGCAATGCTTTAACCGCTACTGACTACACGCAAAAGCTACACTTCACAGGACTCGCTCCAGCATCCCTTAAGTTCACTTCTACCGTATTGCCTTCAAACAATTCAACTTGGGCATACTATTATTTGGTTCTTGACGCTGGGAGTGCGGTAAGCCCAAGAAGCCACTTTTTCAGGGTAGACAAGGATTGTGGTATCATCAAGAATCAACGAGTACAAATCGCATACGCCAACCGCTTAGGGGGGTGGGACTATCTCACCTTTGATGGCAATGCTTCCAAGAACGTCACCACGCAAAACAAGCCATACTACAAGGCTCTTGGTGACTACGATGCAGCTACATACACCTTCGACCCTTCAGATAGGACAAGCGTACCATATCAGATAACGTCCGAGAACAAGTACACCCTACGCGCTCAGAACTTCTCGATAGAAGAGAACTTCATGCTTGAGGGCTTGATGATGAGCGATAACGTCTATATGAGATATGGAGACTCCACCTCTATTGTCGGTGGTATGACGGATCGTGACAAGTGGCTTCCCGTCTTAGTAGATACGACTAGCCTTGTCATCAGAGACAAGGTCGAGAGCCGCATCTTCGACGTGAGCCTTGAGGTCACCCTAGCCCAAGAGTCACGATGCTAAGACTACGCCTATGGAACTTCGCTGAGTCTGCTCAATATGATGTGGACCTCTACGAGAATGCGCCTATCAATCTCAACTATCGCTTCACCGATGTAAGCCAGGTGAACAAGTCGAAGGGTAGCTTCTCGCAGACCTTTCGAGTACCCGCTACCAAGAGCAACCTCGACTTCTTTGGTGGCATCATCAACCCTGACGTAAGAGAGCGTAACGGCCTTCTCAATACTACTTGGAACGTCAAGAAGAAGGTGAGGGCAGAGTTGGCATACAAGACCATCCCTATCATGGATGGGAGTGTGCAGCTCAAGAGGGTAGTTCGTCAGAAGAAGCAATACTATGACTTGGAGCTTGTCTTTTTTGGGGAGAGCGTAGACATCGCCCAAAGCATCGGACAGAAAAAGCTCTCTGACCTTACTCTCACAAGCGTTGACCATGACGTGAACGTTGGAAACATTGTTTCAAGTTGGTTTGAAACTGGCTCTTTTCCTTTAGATGGCGACGTGAAGTATGGCATCATGGACAAAGGCTCAAACTGGTCGGGGGAGATATGGACTGCAACCGACCCTATTAAACAAGCCGAGCTAACCCCCTACCTCCGAGCGTACTACATACTTGAAAGGATATTTACCGAGGCTGGCTTCACAATCTCAAGCACCTTCTTGAATACTGATGCCTTTCAAGACATATATATGCCGTTGTTTTCGGGCGGGCCTGACCTTCTCAAGAGTGATGACTTTGGCGATAATAGTGCAAGAGCGGGGCTAGCAAGTGACCAAACGACAACAAGTACTACGGGGGTCACCATCGACCTCGTAGAGACGGTTGACGGGGGTAGCGACCCAAGCAACAACTTCAATAACTCAACACACAAGTACACGGCGGCAGTCACCGCAGAACACTTATTTAATGTATCGGCATTTGTCACGAATGGCTCTGCACAAATCATCCACACAACATCAGGGGTTGAGACCGTCATAGGGACTCTTCCTCCTGGAGGCTCTGAGCCTTTCGTGAGTGGCAGTGTATTTATGGAGTCAGGGTCTACGCTGCATCTTAAAATGATTGCCAACGCAGCAAGCACCGCTACCGCTTCGGGTACTGACCAGGCCTACGGCTTAGGGACTTACTTGAATGTGACCTTTGTGAACGACCCTATCTCTGGGTTCACAATGGATACGGCTTTGAATATGCCTGACTTCAAACAGATTGATTTTGTCAGCTCACTTCAAAAGATGTTCAACCTCGTCTTTATCCCCGACGCTCTTGATCCGTCAACCATCAAGATAGAACCCTTTCAAGACTTCGTAGCGTCAGGAACTAAGAAGGACTGGACGAGCAAGCTAGACTTCACCTCTGATATTGTTATCGAGCCAACGGCAGATATTCAATTCTCAAAGTACAAGTTCACCCACGCTGAGGGGGGAGACTTTTTGAACGATGCTATACAACGTGGACTCGATAGGGTGTACGGGGAGATGGAGATATTAGACCTTGAAAACGACTTCAGCCAAGGAGACTACTTGACTCAAGATGGGTTTGCTCCACACACCATGAGCTTGATACCTGACAACTCGTACCAGGTGCATCGGTGCATACAAGCAAACGGGGCAGGGGTAGCCAAACCAAAGCCGCGCCTAGCGTATTGGAATGGCTTGAGTAGTCAGTATCCATCATATCAATTACGACAAGATAACGGTACTCCAGGCTCAAGCTCTCTCTTCCCCGTCTTTAGCAATTACTCGGATGTGATACCCACGGTTTCAAGTCTAGACCTTAACTACGGTTTTGAGTTTCCTATGATACCGAGTGCGGGGCATCCCTTCAACACTTTGTACCAAACGTATTGGGCGGGGCTTGTGAATGAGTTGTACTCTTCAGATGCTCGCTTGCTTACGTGCAAAATGCTTTTGACCTCTCAGGATATTCAAGACTTTCAGTTCAGCGACCAAATCTATATCGAGGGGACGTACTACCGAGTCCTTGAGATAACGGGATTCGATGCTACGAGGGTTGCGCCGTGTAGTGTTAAACTCATCAAAATACTCACGAACATCGCTGATTGTGACGACACACCGACGGGGGTAGACTCATCAGGCAACGTGACCTTTAACAACTCAGCCACCGACTTTGGCTCAAAGGAGTGTTGTGAGAAGTATGGATACATCTTCAAACCTGACAAGGCTGGAGGCAATCCACGATGTACAACGGCAGGGGCATTCATCCCACCAAGCTCGTAAGAATAATGAAGAACCGCAGTTATATCATGGAAGCTATTGACCTCTTGGTCAACGATGCCAAACCAATGAAGAAGCCCTACACCGTACCTCGATGGTTGGACTTTCTAGCTACGGGAGTCTTTCTCGTGGCTTATGCTTTGGCCGTGCTTTGGATCGTGTGCAAACTGATTGACCTATTCTGATGGCTGACGCAAAGAAGGTGATGACCCTTGAGGTCGATATGGAGACTGGTGAGATTACCAAGCAGCTCACCGAGGTTAAAGAACAATTAGAAGACATTGGCACGGAGGCCGAGGGGGTAGGCAAGAAAGGCACGAAAGGCTTTGGAGGTCTTAACAAAGCTCTGAAACTTGGCAAGGTAGGCTTTAGACTGCTGGGGAAGGCTATGTTAGCTTCAGGTGTTGGCGCGATTGCAGCTCTCTTTGGTGGGCTTGTAGCCAAGTTGATGCAGTTGAAGCCTGTGACCGATGCCGTTGAGAAGGCTATGGCCTTCCTCGGTGGTGCGTTCAAGGTGCTTTCGGATTTAGTGATGCCTTTGGGTGATACTCTTATTGATGCCTTCAACAATCCACAAGAGGCACTCACAAACCTTCGTGAGAAGTTTATCGCGCTGGGAGATTATCTCAAGACGCTTCTTGACGCTTCTATCAACCCCGTGAGAAGAGGTCTTCTCAATATCAAAAGAGCAGCCCTAGAAGCTGCCATCGGCACGAAAGAATTTTTTGGGGGCGATGCCTCAGAGCTGAAGCAAAGCGTCAGAGAGGTTGACGAACAACTCGCTGATTTAGTAGTAAAGCAAGAGGAGAACAAGGAGAAACTTAAAGAGCCTTTTGTCGCAGTTGTTACATTTATCAGAGAGGAGGTAGTACCAGCCATCGTCGAAAATGGCACGGCAGCCGTAGACCTAGCAGACAAGTTCATCAAGCTACGAGATGCCCAACGGGCTTTAAACCTTGAGCAAGCTACCTCACGTGCTGAGATACAAGAGCTGAAGAGGCAGTCTGATGACTTCAACCTCTCCATAGAGGATAGGATTGCAGCGGCACAAAAGGCAGCGGCCCAAGAGGAGGAGCTAAGGCAAAAGCGTCAAGGCTTAATTGAGAACGAGATAAGCCTCCTGAGACAAGAGCAAGCCATTCAAGGGGAGAGCGAAGAGAGAACGCAGCGGATCAATGAGTTGCAAATAGAACAACAAGCCATCATCGAGGAGGGGCTAGGTCTGCAAACCGAATTGATGACCAAGACTCAAGGTCTAGAGAGGGAGTTGGAAGATGCACGAATAGCTTTTACACAAGCCCAAAAAGACCGAGAGACGGGACTTGCTACATTCAGAGCTACCCAAGCACAAAACCAAACCGATATACGCAGGGCAGAGCAAGCCCAAGAGTTGGCCGATTTAGCTGCCCACTATGATGAGCAACTACGTCAGGCCGAGAGGTATGGGTTCGATACCACTCAGCTACTAGCCACACAACAAGCCGAGGTCGAAGCGATGCAAGCCAAGCACCGTGCGGATGACTTAGCGGCAGAGAACGAACTAAGACAACAGAAGCTAGACCTTGCAGTAGGTGTCTTGGGTGCAATGCAGCAACTCAACGACGCATTTGCTGGGAAAGACAAGCAAGCGCAAAAGAGAGCATTCAAAAGGAACAAAGCCCTCAGCATTGCTACCACCGTAATACAAACGGCTCAAGCTATCATGGCACAACTCTCCGTACCTCAAGACGCATTGACGGGGGCAAACTTCGTCAAGGCAGGGATAGCCGCTGCTACGGGTGCGGCTCAGATAGCTACTATCGCAAAGTCACGCTTCAACCCCGACTCGGGAGGAGAGGCAGGCGGTGATATTGAAGCCCCTGCATCAAGCGGGGGTGGTGGTGGTGGTGGTGGTAGTACGGCAGCGCCACCCCCTACCCTTGACCTATCCTTCTTAGGTGATGGGGCAAGCACCAACCTACAAGCCTTCGTATTGAGTAACGAGGTGACTACCTCACAACAACAAGACCAACTAATATCAGACCAAGCAAGCCTACCAGGATGAAGATACTTGAACTAGTAATAGACGACGAGGCAGAGTTGTTTGGCATTGATGCCATCAGCCTCGTAGAGTTTCCAGCAATAGAGTCGGACTTTGTAGCCCTGAAGCGTCACGCTCAGATGACCCACTTTGCAAAGGTGGATGGTGACAAGCGCATCGTCATGGGTGCGGCTCTCATCCCTGACAAGCCTATCTACCGAAAGGACAACGAAGGAGAAGAGTACTACGTATACTTCAGCAAGGCCACCGTTCGTAAAGCTATGGAGTTGTTTCTGTCTTTCGGTAATCAAACGAATATGACCCTTGAACATGAGCATACGATTCGCGGACTGAGTGTCGTAGAGTCGTGGCTTGTCGAAGATGATGAGAAAGACAAGAGCCGAAAGTATGGCCTTGACACTCCCGTAGGAACGTGGATGGTCTCTATCAAAGTAGATAACGAGGCCATATGGAATGAGTATATAAAGTCGGGCAAGGTCAAGGGCTTCTCTATTGAGGGGTTCTTCGTTGACCGAATGGAGGTAGAGAAGCGGGAGCAGATGGCGCGGTATGGTGTCAAAAGGGACAAGCGCAAAAAGTCAGGATACAACGTCTTTGAGTCTTACACCGACTACCCTGACGCAGTTAAGAACAATGCAAAGAGAGTGATGGAGTACGTTGAGAAGAATGGGTGGGGGTCTTGTGGTACGGCAGTCGGTAAGCAAAGGACGAGCCAACTAGCCAAAGGAGACCCCGTTAGCGTGGATGTGATTAAGAGAATGAAGTCATACCTTGAGCGTCATGCGGGAGACCTGGAGAAGTCCAAGTCATACGATGACGGGTGTGGCAAGTTGATGTACGATGCGTGGGGTGGGAAGGCTGGTCTCAGGTGGGCAACGTCCAAGCTCAAAGAGTTGGAGATGTTGTCAGCTCTAGAGATAGAGTTGGGCCTAGCAGCCCTTGACAAAATGCTTCAAGAACATTTTGAGAGCCGAGTAGTCAACGAGCATCAAGCTATTATTGATGACCGACTCGCATACTCCACAAAAGAGGCCGCTATCAAAGCCGCTAAGGACATTGGGTGTGACGGATTCCACACTCACGACTTTGAAGGTCAGACCTGGTATATGCCTTGTGAGGCTCACAATATGGCAGAGGTAGGCCCACGAGGGGGAGTAAGACCAAGCAAGAAAGCCCCTAAGTCATCTACGCCCAACCCCAACCCCAAAGGCAAGGGAACGGCCAAAGGTGATGCAAGCGACACTCGATCCGCTAAGGTGAGCAAGGCAGACGAGGCCACCTTGAAGAAGAAGAGTGATGACTTCAACGAACGCTACAAGGAGAAGCTAGGATATGGGGTCAATGTGGGTATGCTTAAGGCAGTCTTCCAGCGAGGGCTAGGGGCATTCAATGTCAGCCACTCACCTAAAATCAAGAGCGCGAGTGCTTGGGCTTTTGCTCGTGTCAACGCTTTCTTGTACCTCGTCAAGAACGGCAGACCTCAAAACAAGAAGTACAAAACTGATAACGACCTCTTGCCCAAGAAACACCCCAAGTATTCAAAGGCTTGATTTAATGTAAGAACCCAACCCCTTAAATCGTTATACTATCATGAATCTCAAAGACCGCATTCAAGACATCTTTGAACAATACTCCGTTCACCTCCAAACTGAGGAGAAGGATGAGAAGGAGATGCAAGAGACTCCATCTGAAAAAGATGAGAAGACTGAAATGGCAAAGAAGACTCTTGCCAATGGAACAACCATCTTTACGGACGCAGATGCGTTTGCGGTAGGGGTGGATGTATTTATCGTCAACGAAGAGGGTGAGCGCATGCCACTCCCTGACGGAGAATACGAGTACGAAGAAGGAGGCAAGACCGTCGTAGCAGATGGAAAGATTGCCGAAATCATGGAAGCTGAGGACGAGAAAGAAGAGAAAGAGATGGAGGACGAAGAGAAAAAGGAAGAGATGTCCTACACGCTGACCGAGTCGGAGTTGTCTTCAATGATTGCTAAGGCAGTCGGAGCAGCAAAGGAAGAGTTTGCAAAAGACATGGAAGCCACGAAGGACGAGCTTTCATCAATGAAGGAGATGCTCTCCAGCCAACGCGCTGAGGACGGCCTTCGTCAGAGCAAGACCAATGCAAAGCGCATGACATTCTCTGACATTAAAGGCTTAGACGCAAAAGACCGCGTTGCCGCAATTCACGAAATCTATTCAAATCAATAAGAGACAATGGCTCACGGAAAATCATTGGACATCAACTCTAGTTCGTATGAAGGCGAATTGGCGTTGCCATACATTGCCCCCGCGATTCTTAGTGCTGACACTATCGCAAATGGGTATATCACCGTTCACGAGAACGTAAAATTCAAGGCAGTACTCAAGAAGTTGGTTGCTGCCAACGAAATCATCGACCAAGCGAACTGCGACTTCACAAAGACTGCTGGTGACCTTGACCTAGACGAAGTGGTGTTGACACCTACTGAGTTGCAAGTCAATCAGGAACTTTGCAAGCGTGACTTCCGCTCTGATTGGGAGGCCATGCAAACTGGACGCTCTTTGATGGGTGACCGCTTGCCTCCAAACTTTGAGACGTTCTTGCTCCAATTCTTGGCTGGCAAAGTCTCTGAAGGTGTGGAACGCGCTATTTGGCAAGGGAACTTCAACGCTTCTACGGGTGCAGCTACGGGCGGTATCGCCCCTCACTTCGACGGCATTTGGCACTTGGTGAAGGATGGTGACGGAAGCCTTGCTACATCGGTTGACTTTGCTGATGCGATTGACTCAGGTGACGTACTCACTCGTGTTGATGCAGTTGTATCAGGTGGCTCAAGCGCAGTCTTGAACAACCCGAATGCTAAAATCTTCATGAGCCGCAAGACACTCTACCTCTTCCAACGTGCGTTGGGTGGTACGATTTCTAGTACGGGTGCAGCACCTACACAAGGTGGTATCTTGACTGGAGTTGTTCCAACGTCCTACTTGGGATACGAAATCATTGCACCAGCAGGATTCCCGAACGATTGCATCTTGTTCACTACGATTGAGAATCTCCACTTTGGTTGCAACCTCGCTACTGACCAAATTGAGGCAACGCTTGTTGACATGACTTTGACTGATGCTTCAGACAACGTCCGTGTAGCTATGCGCTTCTCTGGTGGTACGCAAATCGGTAGCCTTGCTGATGTGAGTGCTGGATACATTCAAGCCTAATCCCTGACGCATGGCTTGTAATATCACAACAACTGGACGCGCTCTTCAATGCAAAGACGCGCTTGGGGGAATCCGTGAAGTTTACATTCGTAAGTATGAGGGGACAGGGGCATATGCCCAGCCTGCAAACGGTGCGATTAGTGACGCGGCTGAATCCCTCGAATTTGCTCAGTTTGAGATGCAAGCTGGATCATCTTCGTTCACTCAGACCGTGAATGCTTCTACTGAGAATGGAAGCGTACACTACCAACAGGTGTTGAGTCTGAGCTTCAACAAGATGAGTCAAGCTGATGTGGCTGAGATTGCAGACCTGAACAAGGCTCGACTCATGGTCATCGTTCGAGACAAGAATGATAGTTACTGGGTGATGGGTCACATCTCAGGGTGTGAGGTTACTGGTGGCACGTTCGTAAGTGGACAGGCCGTAGGTGACTTGAACGGATGCACGGTAGAAATCACCGCTATGGAGTTGACTGCTGCACCCTTCTTGACTCAGACTAGTGGTGGTAATATCACTCTCGCGCCAGCGTCGTAAGAGGTTTTGGTTTAACTGAAAAGGGGAGGTGGCTTGTGCTTCCTCCCCTTTTTGTTTACTTACTATGGTCACACTACAAACAAACACGGCAACTCAGACTATGTACGTCACCCCGTTCCAACGAAAGAAGGACTTTGCGGGGGAGACGTTCTCTTCGTACCTCTTGCAGATTGAGTCTCTACAAACCGACAAGAAGTATTATGCCATCTTCCAAAGTGGGAACGGCACACTTCAGCAAGACAACGAGAGGTACTCGGAGTTTCAAATCAGCACCAACGCCGATGCATCCACTTCGGGGAGTGTGTTGATTACGGAGTCGGGCCAGTACTCTTACATCATATATGGTCAAAGCTCAACAACCAACATAGACCCGTTGAATGCTGCCGTATGGGGTGAGCTAGAGCGTGGCCTGATGACATTTGCAGGAGAGGATGCGTGGTCGCTGCCAAGTATCACCATCCCTGAGAACGTCGTATATTACGAATAGACATGGACATTCTGAAACTATCCCAATATCAAGAGAGGTCATACAATGAGACACCTAACCCGAGGGGGTGGGTGAACTATGGTGATGACAACCTCTTTCCACAATACCTCGTTGACCTCTACAAGTCGAGCGCGGTGCATGGTGCTTTGTGCAATACCATCAGTCAAATGGTGTTCGGCAATGGTGTCAGCGCGTCAGACATAGAGACACGATTGAAGCTACAAGAGTGGGGCTTCGATGACGAACTACGGAAGGCTTGCCTTGACCTCAAGATACAAGGTGGCTTCGCTCTAGAGATTGGCTTCAGCATTGACCGCACAACGATTGCCAGTATCAAGCATTGCCCTTTTGAGAATTTGCGTAGTGCTGAGGCTAACGAACAAGATGAGGTTGACTTTTACTGGTTCTCTAGAGATTGGACAGACCAACGAGAAGAGCCAGTCATGGTCAAAGCGTTTGACCCTGAACACAAGAACGAGTACCCAAATCAGATACTCTACGTCAAGCCGTTTGCACCAGGTTCGTTCTACTACCCCAAGCCCGACTACATTGGCGCGGTTAACTACATCGAACTTGACAAGGAGATAAGCAAGTACCACGTCAACAACATCCGAAATGGCCTTGCTCCTTCCTTCACCATACACTTTAAGAATGGTGTGCCAGCACCCGAAGAGCGTAGAAAGATTCGAAATGATATAGAGCGTCAGTTGTCAGGCACTACCAACGCGGGAAAGTTTATCGTCACCTACTCGGATCAGCCCGACAGGAAGCCCGACTTTGAACCGTTCCCCTTGTCGGATGCTGATAAGCAGTACGAGTTTCTCTCGACTGAGGCTACTGACAAGGTGATGATTGGACACCGCGTAGTGAGTCCAGCTATGTTTGGTGTGAAGACGGCAGGGCAGCTCGGCAACCAACAAGAGCTAGACATTGCCTCTGACCTTTTTGACGAGCAAGTCATCCAGCCCTTTCAGCGAGTTGTAAAGGATGCGGTAAAGCGGATACTTGTAGCAAGCGGATTGAATCCGTCAATAGTGATGGACGTAGCTCAGGTTGTAGATGCCCCAACTGCAAGCACCGAGGAGGCTACACAAGACGCACCACAAGAAGAATCAACCGAGAGCGTGGACGAAGTGACTATAGACAAAGAAGCCTCGTACAACGGGGCGCAAATCAGCTCGGCTCTTGACATCATAATCAAGGTGGGCGAAGGACTCATCACCAAAGAGCAAGCAACCGTCTTCTTGATTCAAATGCTCCAGTTTGATCCCGAGGTGGCAAAGGCTCTCTTCCAAGATGACGCAAAGGCTGAGGATGCTATCGAGCGTCTCAGCTCCCTCAAAAAAAAAAGGAAGCATGAGCATGGGTGTTGCACCCACCTCAAAGCTGACTACGACCTCAGCCCTACCCTTGCTTACCTGATGGAGAAGGGGGAGAAAGTCGATGAAGCCTATGAGCTGATTGATGAGGTAGAGGTTGACCTAGAACTTGAGGACGCGCGTGATAAGTTGTGGGAGTTTGCGCGTCGTGTACCAGGGGACTCCAAGCGTCCAAGCGAGATGGACAATGACATCGTTCGTATTCGCTACAAGTATGACGGCAAGCTCTCTGACAATAGCCGTGACTTTTGTAAGAAGATGGTGAGGGCTAGAAGGGTATGGCGTAAAGAGGACGTGATGGCAGCGGGCAACCTTGCCGTAAATCCAGGCTTTGGCCCTAATGGAAGTGATACCTACTCTATATGGGAGTTTAAGGGCGGCCCTCAATGTGGCCATAGGTGGATACGTCAGACCTACTTGAAGAAAGAAAACAACCGCAAGGTATCGGTAGCTGAGGCACGACGCATCATCTCTCGACTGCCTGAAGCCGAGCGTAAGGCAAACAAAATCAAAAGCGAACCCAAAGGAAGGCAAGACATAAAGCCTCGTAATATGCCGAACAACGGCTACCTCAATCCCCGATAAATATGGCACTAACCGCAGAAGTCTTATTCGTAAACACCGACCTCGTGAAGCGTCTCACCTCCCTTAATGGGAGTGTAGAAGATAGCATCATCGTCCCTGCCATCATCTTGGCTCAGGACAAGTACCTACAAGCGTACTTGGGAACTGACCTCTTGAACAGGCTCAAGAGCGACATCAGCGGAGGTACGGTAGCTGGAGTGTATGAAACCCTCCTTGATATCTACGTTCGCAAAGCTACTTGTTGGTGGACTCTCGTAGAGTTGATACCGAACCTCTATGTACGTCTTGACAACGGGGGGTTGATGATCCGTAGTGCTGACAACGCACAACCTATCTCGGAGCAAGACCTACACCGAGAGGTAGAGAGAGCGCGTCAGAATGCCCAGTTCTACACCGAGCGTCTAGTGTCTTACTTGATTCATAACTCTTCGTTGTACCCTGAGTACACGAGCAACACAAGCCCCGATATGCAACCTGAGCGTATCTCGTACAATCAAAACGGGATGACGGTGAGCCACGGGGTAGAAGATGTCAAGTACACATACAGGAAGGCCAACGTTTTAGATAGAGGATTCGACTGCTGATATGGCACAAACACGAAAGGAAAACGTCAAGAGGCTTGAGATATGGCTAAAGAAACAACATGGAACTAGAAACGATATTGACCTCATTGCTCCCAAGCATAGGAGCAGTTCTAGGGGTTTGGGTAAAGATGAGCACCGAGGTAGCTAAACTCAAGGGGAGGGTACACGTCCTCGAACGCGATAGGTCAGAGATAAAAGACCTCGTGAAAGAGTGCGTTGAGGGTATCCAAGAGCTGAAGATTTTAATTGCAAGAAAGGGCTATGACTCTTAAATACTTCAAGCGTGATGAGTTTGACTCACCTGACAAGCCAGGCTCAGGGGAGATGATGGACGATAACTTCTTGGAGCGTCTTGACATCGCCCGTGACATTTACGGATACCCTATGATTGTCACCAGCGGCTTTCGTTCTATCGAATATCAGAGAGAGCTTATAGAGCGTGGACTCAAAGCGGCAAAGAATAGCAGCCACCTTCTAGGGTTGGCCGCTGATATATACTGCGATGATAGCCGAAAGAGGTACTTGATGGTTGAAGCGTTCCTTGATGCTGGCTTCAGACGCATTGGGATAGGCTCTACGTTCATTCATGTAGACCTCGACGAAGCCAAACCTCAAGACGTGATTTGGACATACT